CCAACGGCACCAACAACGACATCGTCGTTGCGGCCCGGCTGGGTCGTGGCGAGTCGGGTGTCGATTCGGCCAGTGACGCAGGCGTCACGAACCGGGTCGTGCTTGGCTGAACGAAGACGGTAGAACGACAACTCCAACGAAGGAGGAGCCGTGGGCGCGGCGACTTCGACGGTGGCTGGCGTGCAGCCCGCCATCCTGCAGACGGGCAATGGTCCTGTGCGGCTCATGTGTGCCATGAGCGTGCCACGGCTGGGCTGGCAGGACCATATGTTCTGCTGGGCCAGAGGGCTCATTCCGTACGGCATCTCGCCGATACGGCTAGAGGGCGCGTTCTGGGGTCAATGCCTGGAACGTGTCCTCACGGACATCATCGAATCCGACACGGATCCCAGCAAACCGCCGCTGTGGATTCTGACGCTCGATTACGACAGCATCTTCGAAGCGGATGCGGTGCCTCGCCTGCTGACGTACGCGGTAGCCAGCGGCTACGACTTTGTGGCAGCGTTGCAGATGAAGCGACGCACGGACGAGCCGCTGTTTACGATGGTGGCGGATGGCGGTGAGCGTGTGGCCGAGGTGGCCCGTGACCACTTCGTCTACCACAACGTCATCCAAGCCAACACCAGCCACTTCGGATTCACCATGCTGAAGGCAGACGCATTGAAGCGGCTGCCGCACCCGTGGTTTATCGGCAAGCCGAATGAGGCTGGCCGGTGGGAAGACGGGCGGATTGATGATGACATCGCGTTTTGGCTGTCGGCCCAAAAGGCAGGGCTGAAGATCGGCGTGTGCCCTCGGGTGTGCCTGGGGCATGCGGAGGTGTGGATCAAGTGGCCCGACCAGAACATGCGGGCCAGCCTGCAGCATCCTGGCGACTTTTGGGACAAGGGCGGGCGACCACCTGACAACGTATGGCGGTGACTATGGACGGCGTGAAAGTACAGATGCAGCGGTCCTACATGCGTTACCGCACGGGCCAGGTCGTGACCGTGACGGCGGGGCTGGCCCGCACGCTCGAGCTCGCCGGCTACGCGAAGCGGGTGCAGGACGGGCCACTGTTGGAGTTTGCGACGGTCCCCGAACCGGCCGGGCTGGAGCGGGCCGAGTCGCTCATGGGCAAGCGGAGGCGGAAGCGTGCGTAACTGGGAACTGCCACAGACCGGCAGCCGGTATCGCAGCCTGGTGGTGAGCACCGCCAGCGGCGCGAACGACCGCCCCGTGAGCGTCAGTGAGGCGAAGGAGCATCTTCGCATCGTGGACTTCACGGGCGACGATGACTACGTCGGCGGGCTCATCGACGCGGCGACTACGTGGTGCGAGGACTTCTGCGACCGCACCTTCGCCGACAAGACGTACACCGTGGCGTTCGATGACTTTCCTGCTCTTCGCACCGAGCTCCCGCGCCCGCCGGTGCGGCTGAACGCGACTGCCGCGAGCGCCACGGTGACTATCTCCTACGTGGACACATCTGGTGCCACGCAGACACTCGCGTGGGCGCAGTCTGGAAGCCAAGACTTCCGCCTAGACCGCGACCACGTTCCTGCCTTGATTTACCCGAAGTATCTGGAGAACTGGCCGAGCACGCGGCTGGATGACAAGGCAGTGCAAGTGACGTACTTGGCCGGCTACGGCGGGGCCGCCAACGTGCCGACGCCAGCGAAGCACGCCATCAAGATGCTCGTGGGGCACTGGTACGCCACGCGGGAGGCGGTCGGCAACGCTGGCCAAGACGTGCCTATGGGTGTGCATGCCCTGCTCGCCCCCTTGAAGTGGAAGCAATACGCATGAGCCTGGAAGGCCGCATTGCCATCGACGTGGCGTTTTCCGACTCGACGGCCAGCACCGGCACGCAGTCGCGCAAGCGGCTCGTGCTGACCAGCACCGACGCGTACACGAGCGGCAAGGTGGCCCTGGTGTCTGGTACCTGCGGTACGGCTGCTGTGGCGATTGCCGTGGCTCCCAGCACGTACAAGGACTCCAGCGGGGCGGCCGTGTCGTTTGCCACTGTGACGCGGTTTGCGTTCGCCGCCTCGGCTGCGGCGGTGTGCAGCGAAGCGGCCGGTGCGGGCGTTGCCATTTCGGGCGGCAGCCGGGTGGCGGTGAGCGATTCCCGCAACGGCGGCACGTCTGGGTTCAACGTATCGGCCTACTCGGGAACGGCGTCCTACAGCCTCGTCATCTACGGGACGTGACGCATGCTCAAGTCGGGCCTGATGGACACGCTCGCCACGGTGCAGACGCCGACGGACTCGACCAATTCCATCGGCGAGCCGGAACTGGCGTGGAGCACGTTTGCGACGCGGTGGATTGCCATTCTGCCGCTGTCGGGCAACGAGCAAATCAGTGCCATGGCGAATGAGGGCAGCGTGACGCACCGCGTGCGGATGCGGTACACGGACGGGCTGAAGCCGAAGATGCGGATCCAAGCCGACGGGCGGCAGTTTGAAATCATGTCGGTGATGGAGCGAGGCCGCCGCGAAGAACACGAGCTCATGGTGTCGGAGGTCATCGACTGATGGCTGACGTTGTCATGACAGTGGAAGGCGTCGAGCGAATCCTGGCGGGCTTCTCCCGGCTGTCTCGCGGTGTGCAGCGGAAGTACCTCGGTGCGTCCGTGCGGGCCGTCGTGAAGGCGGCTGTGCCCCAGGTGAAAGCTCTGACGCCGCGTGGTCCGACGGGCAACCTGCGACGGTCGGTCGGGCTGAAGCTGGAGAAAAAGAAGAGGAACACCACCGTCACCGGCATTGTGGGGTATCGGTCCTCGAACGGCGGCAACCGCAACGAGCTAGGCTTTCACGCGTGGTGGGTGGAGAACGGCACCCGTGACCGATACCCGCGAGGGAAGGCGCTGAGCGTGCCGCTGCGGCTGGCTGCGAAATACCCGTACATGAAGGGCCAGGTGTCGCTTATAGGCGGCAACGAAGGCGGGGCCATCTTCTTCAAGAGCGTGCGGGGCTACACCGGCAGCGACAAGTTCCGCCAGTGGTCCGACGCAAACCTGCCCCGCATGAAGCAGGAACTGGTCGGCAAGCTCGAGCAGAACCTCGGGGCCGCCATCGCCGAAGAAGAGCGGCGGATGATTCGCAAGATGCACGGGGGCCGGTGATGCCGACAACCACGCACATCGACGAATCCCTCGTGCAGCTGCTGTCGGCGGACGCCGACATTGCCTTGGCTGTAGGAGGCCGCATCTACGCCGTACAGGCTCCGCAGGGAACGACGCTGCCGTGCATCGTCTATCAACGGGAAAGCCTCGGCCGTGGCCCGTACATGCACATGCAGGGCATGACGGGAATCACCCGCGTGACGTTTACGGTTTCGGCTGTTGGCGAGTCGCTGCTGGAGGTGCGAAACCTCGCGCGAGCCATTCGGACAGCCCTACAATTCAAGAGGACGGAGGCTATTCGGCTCGCGGTCGTTAAGGACGATGACGACGCCCAGGAGCCGCCCGCCAACGGCGAGCAGTTGCCGATTTATCGCACGGACGTTTCGGTAGAAGTCACGTACACGGAGAGTTGAGACATGGCTGCTGACATCGGACAGGGCACGTACGTTACGTTTGGCACGGCGTTGCACTCGGCGACCGGCTACAAAATCACAGGCGTGAACCACGGCGGCATTTCGCGGGCGGTGGCCGACGCCACGCATATGACGAGCACGGCCAAGGAGTTCGTGGGAAGTTCCATCTACGACCCGGGCGAATTGTCGGTCGAGGTGCTGTTCGACCCGTCCGTCAAGCCGACGGCCGACATGGCGAACGTCGCCACCAATCAGGTCGTGACCGTGTTCTGGGCCAACGGCGGCACCGCCGTGGCGCAGTGGACGGCGTTCGGTTTTGCCACCGGATTTGAGGCCGGTGCCCAGATGGAAGACATGATGAGCGGCACGCTCACTATCAAGCTCAGTGGCGTGCTGGGCTAGTTCTGACAGGAGGCGCGGATGGCTCTGACCCGTGAGCAGATTAAGGCCAAGCGGGGCGTGCGGCCCCGTGTCGCCGTCGAGGTACCGGAACTGGGCACGGTCTACGTCGCCAAGTTTTCGGCGAAGGACCGCGACCGGTTTGAGCAGATGGTGACCGGCGGCCGTGTCGGCGGCAACGTCAACCTTGACAACGTGCGGGCACGATTCGTGGCCATGGTGTGCGTCAACGAAGACGGCACGCGGATGTTCGAAGACGGCGACGCCGAATGGATTGGCGAGCTCGACACGGACATTGTGCAGACCATCGTGGACGCTGGGTTCAAGCTGA